GAGCGTGGCTACGCTATCCAAAACGCAGCCCTGCTCATTGATGACGAGACTGGTTTCAAGCAGTCCGGCAACTGGGGTCGCTCTGCTAGTCATCAGGTTGTGGCTAGCGATTTCTGGTCGGACGTTACCAACGCCGATCCGATTGAGGACTTGATCGGGTGGCGTGACCAGTACGTCGCAACCAACGGTTTCGGGCCGGGTTCGATCCTGACCTCAACACGGGTTCTGACTACCCTTCAGCGGCACCCGTCGCTGCGGGTTCTGTCTAGCTCGCTGGCTGGCGCTCCGCAGATCGTCACCGTGGATGCCGTCAGCAATGCGCTGGCTGCCTACGGCCTGCCGCCGATCACCGTGTACGACCGTCAGGTCAACTTCAAGGGCACCGTGCAGAAGGTTCTGGCACCGGAGTACCTGTTCATGCTGCCCACGCCTGGTGGCGAGGTCGGTGGCGTGCGACTGGGCGCAACCTACTGGGGCACCACCCTGGAAGCTGGCGAACCGGAGTACGGCATCGGTGAACTGGATCGTCCCGGCATTGTGGTGGGAACGTGGAAAACCCGCGATCCCATTGCGGTGTGGGTGCATTCCAGCGCAATCGGTATGGCTGCTCTGGGCGATGCCAACCTCACCCTGCGCGCACAGGTGTTGTCGCAAGGCTCGTAACCCGAGCTAGGCAACTAGAATGGGCGGGAGGCCACAAGTCTCCCGCCCATTCTGCATCTAGGAGGACGCTATGGCATATGCGAACGTAGATGACATTGAGGCGATTCTCCCACCGGAGAATGATATGCCGGTCGATCCCAGTCGGGAGTACACGAACCTGATCACCGCGTTGGAGGAATCCACCGACTTGGTGATCGGCTACATCGAACGCGAGTACACCGCGAACAGGTACGAGGGTGTGCCTAGTGATGTACCGGATGCTGTACGTCGCGTAACGGCACGGGTGGCAATGCGAGCGTTCACTGAGTCACCGGACAACCCTGGTGCGGAAGCTGAAACGAACTTGATGGGTCCGTTCAGTCACACGATCAACTGGTCAAAAGAGGCGCAAGCTAGGGACTTCTACCTGACTGCCAGCGACAAGATGCGACTTGACCGATTCAAGACCGGCTATGTGTCCGGTGCTGTTCATATCGCTATGTGGAACAATGCCTAGACGGGTTTGGGGTCCAAACAATCTGCGGTCCAGCGAGGGTGTTGGACCATTGATGAGGCGCAGCCCCGACCAGCAGGATGACTACTACGAGGTCGATCCACAGCCCCAGGTGATGATCGTAATTCTGGACGAGGCCGACCCGCACGCCAATGAGCGGAACAGCTATTCGGGTCAGTACGGAGTCCTGTATTGCCTGCGGGAAGATCAGATCAAAGACAAAGACACGTTCTGGTTTCAGCCGCCTGGTGGTCAGCGGTTCAAGTGGGGCATTGTCGGTGACGCGCGCTGGAACATTGACCATGCGCTGACCGGAGTGAATTTCGGGGTGAAGCAGTTCCGAATCCGCAGGGGTGGCTAAATGGCTAAGAAGTCATCTATCAGTGGTGACTACGACAACCTGTTGGTGGGTCAGCTTCGTGGACCCCTGCTGGATCGGGTCATGCAGAGCCAGATCATGCGTAACGAGTTGATGAATGTCGCCAGGGAAATCAAGACTCGCTATATCGCTAAAGTCCCCAAGGACACCGGGGCGCTGTCCAAGACGGTGCGGATAAAACCTTTTCGTGCTGAGACTAGGGATCGGCGCTGGTATGTCGATGTGACCATCGGCGGCATCATGGGTGTGGATTACGCCGACAAGATTGAAGCCCAGTATCACGTTCTAGGCGGCGTGCTAAGAGATATGGGTTACAACGTCGGTGATTTTGTTTACGGCCCACGCGGTAAAGGCGCTAAAGAGGCACCGGATAGGCCGAAAAAGCGCGCATCTAAAAACTCAATGGATGCCAGTATCTCAAGCGATGGATACAGCAAGCTCGCAGCTTTTGTGGATAAAATTCAGCGGCCTGGGCGCAGGATTGGCTCTAAGGCTTATGACGCAGACTACGAGAGTTTGCAGAAACTAACTCAGGAAGTTGAGGACCAATACGGCAGGGATCAGGCAGCAGTAGGAAGAATGTTCCTATCTGCCTATGAGCAGATGCGGGAAGCCAAGGGAATGTCTAGAGAGCCTTTTATTCCCGATCAGAATAACTTCCGATTGGTCTGGTTTGAGTTGAACAAGGATGGGAAGCAGGTTAGAAAATCTAAGTTCTTTAACTCTTACGAGCAGGCCAAAAGGTACGGGGAAACAGATGTGGCAGCGGGCGGTAAAGCTGTGCCTAACTCTCCAAGATTTAACCGCTATCAGGACGACAGAAAGTATTCCAGCGGAATACTAGCCGATAATGGGGCGAATCTTTTTGGAGTGATAATGAACGAAAAGGGAATCACTGAATAATGGCTATCGACTTTCCTGTCTGGTGGACTCAAGAAATTCGGGAGTTAATTCCGAAAATTGAAGATGTGTGCATTTCTCTGTTCGCTCCGCTGCTTGATGGTGTTCGCTGTGTGTACTGGCTGGACACCGATGAGCAAACTCAGCAAGTCCTGTTTGACGACGATGAAGCCTATCTGCGAATAGTGCGGCTGGGCGGTGAAGTCGACTGGGAAAACAACATGGATATTCACCGTGTGCAATTTGCTGCGGTTACTGAAAAGCGAAACACTTCCTGGGACATTCTGGCTTTCGTGCAACGTGTCCTATACGCTTACGAACGGACCAGCTATGTTGATATGCCAAATGGAGCAAAGGTCGCACTAGAGTTTCGCGGGGAAACCCTTGGCCCTCTACTCGACCCACAGCAAATTCGGGACGCACGACTTGTTCCGGTCACAGTGGAACTTGGGACACCATGGCCCAAGGGAGTGGATAGGCAGATCAAAGAGAATCTGGGTCTGTAGAAACATACGAGGAAGGTGACTTATGTCCGGCATTTCTAGTTTTCAGAAGGGTCAAGCCGACTTGGAGCTTGCGGCCCGCGACCTCACGGTGCTGCTGACCCCGCTGACTTCTGCGCGTCCTGCGCTGACCACCCTTGAGGGTGTGGGTGGAGCTTTGACCATTCCGAGTTACTACGTTTCGGTTGGTAACTTCACCAAGTCGGCTGGTGTGACCATCGGCCACAGCCCTGAGTTCAACGATATCGACTCGCACGGCAAGGCTGGCCCGACTCGTCAGCTTGCTTCACGCCGGGTGATCACGGTGGGCTTTGAGGCTCAGGAAACCAAGCTCGCCAACCTGTCCCTGTACTGGGGAACTGACTGGCTGAGCGACCGGCCCGCTGTGTCGGCAACCGGTGGTTTTGCTCAGGCGATTCCCGAGCTTCCGCTCAACATGAAGTTCCGCGCAATCATCCTGGGCTGGGATGACTACAACGGGCAGGACATTTTCGTCTACTGGATCGCCAACAAGGTGAACGTGTCGGCCACTCAGGATCAGGAATTGGTGGACTCCAACGTCATCCGGTATCCGTACACGCTGAACTGCATGTCGGAAGATGCCACCGATTCGCCTCTCACTGTCGGCTTCTGCGGTGCAGGTTTCCAGGCTTTGCAGGCTGCGAATCAGACCGGATTCACCGGCTCGTAATTCGGGTTCTGGCTACCTTGGCAAAGGATGGTGTAGCTTACTGCTATGTCATCCTCTGCTAAGGCCGGAAAATCTAATCAGATTTTCTACACCAACGATCAGATCGTTAATGCTGCCACTGGCCGCTGGGCTGAAGTGGTTCAGGAAATCAAGGCTGCTCAGCCTTACACCATTAACCGGCCTGACGGTGAACCCATTGTCATTCAACCGCTGACTCGTCGCCGCCGTAAGGCATTGAAGGGCGCACAGGCCGCGTATTTGATGGTGGGCGCGCAGCTTGCTGAAGCTCAAAATGAGGGAACCGCAAATCAGGGCACTCTGACTCGCATTCAGCAGGTTCTTGAAGATGCTGAAAAAGAGTACGACAAAGCCCTTTTCGGTGACGCTTACGAAGCGGTCTACGACTACTACGAGGACTTGCAAGAAGAATTTTGGGACGCGATGTACCAGGACGTGCATGACGCTCTGGTTAATCGCGCCGCTCCTGCTGTGCCTAAGACCCAGGAGGAAGTAGAGGATGACGAGGGAAAAGAGCAGTCGTCCTCGACATTATCGAACGATACTGGGACGAAGTTGAAGGCGATTTCCGAAGATACCTAAACCTGGAAGCGAAAGACTGGTTCAGGGTTAGGCTCTTTGAAGCAGATGAATACACGCTTTCTGTTTATTCCTGGGACGCTTTTATTCGCCATACGGTGTATCTGACAAACATTCAAGGCAGTGCTTTGTATGACACAACCTTGGGCGACGAACAACTGATCACTCAGATTTATGATCAGTTGCTTGAAGAACAGTCCACGAAGATAAAAAGAGAGTCCAAAGAAGAAATTTCTGGCCGTCCACCGCGTCGTGGCTATTCCCGCGAAGTCGAAGCAATATACGATCTAACAGACCACATCGTTGCTTTACGGGCAGAGATGGGCAAATGGTCAAGGACGACAACGAGCAGCGCAATGATAAAGAGGCCGCTGTTCCCGGCAGAGGCAGCGCAGGAGCGGATGCGGATTAGAGCCAAGCGGAGGCGTGACGAGGCCGTCGCTAAGGCTCAGGCAAGGTGGGCTAAAGAACATGGCGACGGACGCGGCGCGTAGTTCCATTGGTGTTCGGGTACGCCCGAATGCCAATAACTTCATCAACGATCTGCGTACCGATCTTCAGGGCAAGAAGTACACCTTCTATGTCGATATCAAGGCTCAGACTCAGGGTGCCACCAGAGATGTAAAGCGGTGGGCTGCTACTGAACTTAGGGACGTTAACGCCAAGGTTTATGTCTCTGCGAATATGTCGCGGGCCACTTCCGATGTTGCCCGCTGGCGTGAGCGTCAGTCCTCTATCAAGACCCAGGTGCAAGTCACCGCCAACATGCTTGAAGCGCAGCGTGACATTACCGCTTGGCGCGCGATTGCTGGCCGTGACCTGGAAATCAAGGTCAAGGCAAATGTAAGTGGCCGACTCACTGAAGTTGAGAAGCTGCGTAAGAGCGCTGAGCGTGAAGCCAAGCTCACGGTGCGCGGCGATGCCAGTCAGGTTAAGCGCGATATCAAGCAGGGGATCGACAGCGTAGATCAGTTGTCGATGTTCACGGTGGAAGTTGATGCTGACACCAAGAAGGCTGAAGTT